TAGGATAGTCTCCTGATGTTGCTGGAAAGTTTCCTCTATCATCTAATAGCCCTGCAACATTAGCATCTACATAAGCTTTAGTTGCTTTTACAGAAGGATATCTTGTATCACTTGATTGGTCTGTAATAACATCTATTGATATATTTGTTGTAAGCTGTGTAGGAGTAGTTACTGATATAGTTGGGTTTACAGCTCCTGTAATACTTATACCTGTTCCTGCAGTAATTCCTGTAATAGTTCCAGATGTAGTTTTTAAAACAAGAGTGAGACTATTATCAAACCACCATTCTACAATAGGATCACCAACACCCACTGTAAGCCCTACATATCTTTGATATTCAGGAATGTTTGCAAGAGCTGCAGCAGTTGTTGTGTATGGACCAAATCTATCATCTGTAGGCTTAGGTGCTCTTGTATCTATATTGTCATTTAATATTATTGCCATAATTATTATACATTTCTAAATTCAATACTACCATTAACAATTGTTGTAAAATTACTCACATGAGTTTTAAAAGAAATACCACTCCAGTATGAATTTGGACTATTTACATTCACTGTTTGCACTGCACCAAAAAGATCTGTAGGAAGTCCTATGTTTCCATTATTCAAAGCAGTGTTATACCATTTTGTTTTAGTAGTGTTAACTGCAAGATATGCCACCCATAAATATTGAGCAGAAACATTATTATATGGAACTATGATTGTTCCACCTGCAGGAAGTAGGATTTTATTTGCAGTTCCTCCAACTATAGCAGATGCAATTTGAGAAGGATTAAGTTGTGTATTTGCCACTCCCCAGAAAATTGGGTAGATTCCATTAAATATTACAGACGCACTTGATGTACTACCAGCAGCTTGTGGTGTATTTACAGTGTTACCAGCAGCTCTAGTATCAGCTATACCATCACTATTTAATTTAGGAAGACCAGCATCATAAGATCCTGTAAACTGATAGAAAACAGTAGATGCTGCTTGTCCAGTTATTGGAGCAGGTATAGTGAGAGTCTCTGTATATTGAGTAGGGGTGTATGATTCATTAGGACTATTAGGATCTACAAATCCAAACTCTGACCCAAAAGCAGGAAGTGTTGCAACTGTAAAATTTGTATATGTAGTAAGAGAAGGAGCAAGACTATTTATAGATTTCACTAAACTTATAGAAGTGAATGCTCCACCATCCCATGTATTTCCTACACCTGTTGCAGCAATACTTACCACTGCACCAATCTCATAATATGTAGAAGGAATTGGTGTTAAAGTCATTGTAACTGTAGGAACAATGTATGTAGGAAGTCTTAATGGGAATAAGATTGCATTTAACACTTGTACTAATGTAAGTTGACTCCAATTAGCAGCTGTATTAGGTGCTGCACCACCCACCTGAACTGATACTGATGCAGAATTAACAAGTGTATTATATAATGTAGAAAGATTTGTTTGTCCTGGATTTGTCCATACAAGTCCTGTGTTATTCTGTAAAGTGACTTGTTGACCTAATGAAGTGGATGCAACCTTTTTAACAACTCCTGTTGATGTTTGTGTAAGTAGGAAATCAGGAGTGGTTACTTCTGTAGGAAGATTGGTTATAAGTAGTGCATTTCCATTAGTATTGATTATTGTACTACTTTCTACTAGTGTACCACCAAGTTGAATATTATTACCAGTTTTAGTAAGACCATTGTTTGCAGTGATACTAGCTGCTGAACTATTTGCAATAGCAGCATCTACCTTTTGAAAAGCAACACAAAGATTATCAAGATTATCTATTCCTGTGTTAGGAAGGGCTGGACCATAGTATAAAACCCCTTCACAACTAGAAGAGTTAGCTGTTATACAAGGATCTGGATTTGTATTATTGTGACAGGGAGTTCCTGGATTACATGACATAATAATTAAATTTATTTAGATTAAGGAATATACATTATATAAAAACAACCAATTCCAGGTTGATAGTTTGGATGTGGGAAAGATCCACCTGCACTAGCATTTGTTACTGATACAGTAAGAGTTGTATCACCTGTAACAAATGTTCCAGAACCACTTCTCATAGTTTTTTGTCCAGAGTCTGCTCCTGTACCTGTAGCATTTGCTCCAGTGTTATTTAATGTATGATTATGTGGGTTTGGAGTGATAGTTGCTGTAGCAGCATGTGTATGTGTAGGCATTTGATTCTCAAGCAATGTAATATTGTTTGAACCAGCTGTAGAAGAAACTGAATAATTTGGATTATTATTATTAGGATCTACTACAGGAGACATAGGCACAGTACCATTCATTCCTGTTGTAACCCCAACAGTCACTCTACCTCTAAGATCAGGTGTACCATTGTTACCATTACATAAATATATTTTTTCCCAAATAGTTCCTACAAGACCAGCTCCTGTATTACTAAAGTTGTTCGATATATCTCCAAAATATGGAACAGCTACATAAGGAACCATTTTGTTAGATATATTACTTAAAGGATTGTTTGCTGCTAAATAATTTGCAATGTATGTATTTATATCAGAGATGAGAACATAATTATTTTGTACATCAAGACCAAGTGCACAAAGATTTGTGATTACAGCTTGAAGTATATTATGGGTTCCTGAAGAAGGAGTTACACCTGTTAGGCAGTTTGTAACATAATTTCCTTCTAATGCATTAAATCTTGTAGTTTGTGTAGCAATAGCTGTTGCATTTGCTGTCACTTGTATTTGAAGATCACAAGCTGCTTTTACTAATGCTTCAAATAATACATTAGCTGTAATATCTCCACATGTAGGAAGATACTTTGTAACTAATGTACAATAAGAAGCTTGGGGAATTTTAATTACAATTCCAGAACCATCTATTGTAGAAACTAAAAACCCTATCAATGTTTGTTCAACATATGATAGAGAATCTCCATTTTTAATACCTAAAGCAGGAATATCAACTCCTGTATATCTTACGCATTGATCAGAAACTATTTCTGTACAACCGTTGTAACAATTTGAACAACTCATTATTATCTATTTTTTAAAAGTTTAATTTTACTTCCAATTTGATTAACTGAAAAGTTTCCTGCATAGTCACAATTACATGTCCTATACATAAGTATTCTTTTATAATTTAAAAGATCACTAATCACTTCTCCAGGAAAAGGTTTGTTTAAAGCAAACACAATATTATTATACTGAATGTTTGCAAGCTCTGCAATCTTGTGATCGATGTCACAAAGTAATACAGAAATATTAGAACATTCTATACATTCCGAAAGTCTTGGTGATAACATTTTTAAATTTTTATTTATTTAACTTTTTGAACGACATCCTGCACAAAGACCATTTACCAATTGACAAGCAGGCATGTGCACTGTACAATTTCTACATTTAGTTGATTGACATCCCATATTAATTAAAGTTTACAATGTAATTATTCCCAGAACATCTACATCCGTTTTTAATAAAATTATCAAGCATTTTCTTTGCTTGGTTATAAAGTTTATTAGATTCCATCACAGCACAGTTATTAGCAGCTGCAATAGATCCTTGTATGAAATAATATATACTATTTAATTCCACCTTAGCTTGTGTCTTGATAGCTCTATCACATTCCATAAAATCTAATGTCATAAATGCTTGATCAAACTTCTCTTGAAGTTGATCTACACGCATTATTGATTTCTCAACAAAGTTTTCAAATGCAGGAGCTATAGAATATTTTAAAAAATACACACCATCAGGAAGAGGTATTTCTGCATCTGTAGGAGATGTTATTCCTAAAGAAGCAGAATTGAATACGTTAGTAGTATTGATATTGAATGGTAGGTTTACAAAACCAAATCCTCCAGGAATAGTGATTTCAATATTCGGTGCTGAAGGAGTTGTTTCATATGTAGATATGTCCTTAACAGACAAGATTCTACTATCATATGTAGGAACTACCAGTATGTTTAAATTAAGAGATGCCATATTATTTAAAATAAATATGCCAGAGGATTTTGAGATGATCCTCTCTTTCCCCTGGCATAGGTTATATGATTTCTACTCTTTTTCTTACGGAATCTTAGTAGTAGTTGTTAAAGTTGTAGGCCATACAGTTGTTGTACTTGTAGTAGTAACTACACATGTATTTCCACCTGCAGGAGTATCTAATGCAGCAACTAAAATAGCTTCAACAGTTGCAGTTAATCCATCGTTTGGAACAGCTATGATAACCATTGAATCTTCTTTGATATAATCACCCCAGCTATAAGCTGATTTGTCATACTCATTAAACTTGATGTAGTATGTGTTATATGTAACACCATCTACAACATATGATTCAAAGTTCTCATTGTAACCAGCCATTCTGTATAAATGCTTCAAATATCCAGCTTGGTAGCTATAATAGTTTTTCTCTAATTGTCTCATCTCAACAGGTTGACCAGTTGCATAAGAAGAACGTTGAGTAATTGTAGCTTTAGCAACAATGTTACAGTTATCAGCAACAATGAAATCAGCAGTGGTAGCAGGACCTGAGTAAACAAATGTACGGAAATACATTCTGTCATATTCTTGAGGGTTTGCAGCAACATCACATGGTTGACCATAGATGGTTAATGCTTTACCAGAGATACGCAAGATTGCAGCTGCATCATCACCAAGTCTTTGGAATTGATAGAATGTGTTAAAGCTAATGTTGTCAGGGTTGATACCAGAAGCTTGTTGTTGTAACTTTAATACGAAAGCATCAATTAAAGCAGGAACATCAACAGTATCACATGGGTTACCACCACAATCACAACAAGGAGCTTGAACAGTCACTGAACGAGTGAAACCATTGAAGTACAATGTGTCAATGTAAGAAGAGTGTGCACGCAATGTTAAAGTTACAGTGTCACCACATTTTACATTCCAATCAGTAACATCAGTTACTTGATTAGCAGCAGTAGGGCAACCTGCAACAGCATACCATTCTGTAACGTTAGTTTGTCCAGCATTCAATACACCAGAAATCTTATCAGATCTTTTAGATCCTTGAAGATAGGTGTTTGCTCTACCTTGAGCAACATAGAAGTAAGGAGCAGCAGCAATAGTACCAGCAGTTAATGCTGTGTAAGGACCACCTGCACCTTGACCAAAGAAACCTACTTGACCAGCGGTTAAGTCTTGTGTAGAATTAGAACTAGCAATTGAACTGCCACTAGGAACTACAAAGAGGGTTGTTAATGAAAAATCAGCCATTTTATTTTATTTTAATTGTTAAAAAACTTATTCGTTTGTTTGTATTCTCATTGCAGCACTTTGAATAGCTGCTTGGTTTTCTGTGTACATTGCAAGATTTTCTACAGTGAGATCTAAAAGTTCATCTTCCAAATATGTCTCAAGTTCACAATCTTGATTTGTAGAATCTGTTCCATCAAACTTTACATATCCTTCTTTATCAATATAGACAGGATAACGCATGTACATTATGTATATATTACTTGGTGTAAAAGTTCCATCTGTAAATACACTTATTGCATCAGAAGAAAGCCAGTTGAATGTTTCTTGGTATTCAAAAGATGGTTTATAATGAGTGTTGTTTAATATAAACTGAAGATCACCATGTTTAGCAAGATCTCGATTAATCCAAATCTTTTTATTCTTACATCTTCCTTTATCAGCTAATATATATGAATCAACATAGAACATATATTTAGGAACTAGTTCATGTATGTTGGCTTCCCACCTATTTAAAATTTTATCTACTTCTGTTAAAGCTAGAACACCCTTATCATACGTAATAACTAATGATTGTAGATCTTCGTAACGTTTTTTAAAAGCATCAAACCCAAGACCACTCACAATACTTATACCATCAATCTTTTGTTTAATCAGTTTGATTTGAGCCTCATTAAGAGCTAAAATCTTATCTTCTAACTGAATCTGTTGATGATCATTAGTGGATAGTTTATTTAGTCTTTGATCTATTTTATACAATAAACTATCTACTGGTATCATACGGAAGCTAGTTTCTTAGTTTTTAATTTTT